TTTATTGTTGTTATTTCCAATTGGAGATTTTGTGCAGCTTCTTGACACGTTAATCCGTTTGCCAAAAGCACCATGACTTGCTGTTCTCTAGGACTCAATATCTTCATTTTTCCCTGCTTCTTTACGCATTTTTATACAAAGCTCAGGAGCGGCTTCTTCAATTTCCATCCAAATCATTTTACCAAGGTTAGCCATTCCGATATTGCAATAAGTTTCGTGAGAATCTCCACGGACAATAGGATTTCCAAACATATAGCTGGCTTCAAGTATATGGTATATCCATGCGCGTGCTTCTTTAACGGACATGATCCCACGTATAACTTCGTCGTTCTGTATTTTTGCGCGAGCAGCTTTTTTGCGTGCCCTATTAACTTGTTCTTTGTCGTCAGCATTATATTGATCTTCTTCTTCAATCATAATTTTGACCATTTAACATTGATGTCATGAAACAATGCAGTTACAGCCGATACAATTTGTGACCATGTGGAAGACCCGTGGCATATATGGGTAAAAACATGCCCGTTGCTTTCAATATAAGCTACACACATTCCGACTAATTCACCACGCTCTGCTTTTTGATTAAGGTTTTCCAATAAGCAAATAATGGATGTAGGCGTATCACCCGTTGGAAGATGAGATTCTGTTAACGCAATAATTTCAGCTGATTTGCGTTCTTTTGGCATTAGTTAATAATAAGCTTTTGCGGACGGCTTTCATCAAGAGCAGCAACGGATTTTTTTTGTTTGCCATCTATCATCTGCAACACATCAAAACGAGACATTGGTTTTGATTTCCATAAATTAACGCCATGATTATGGATTTCGTCCAACAGTTCGCTGACATCAGCCCAAATTGGGTGATTTTGCAAACGAGACATTTGCATAGCCGCAGAGGATGCTTGTCTTAAACCTTCAACAAAAAACTCAAATGTTTCTCTTTCAGTAATGGGTGTAAGAGATTTATCTTTTGCATCTGTTGCATTAATGCCTACTGACATTTTCCACCTTTATGCCGCTTCCTTTAATGGCCATATTAATTGCTTTATCCCGAACCGCTATAAGCTTTTCTTTAATTGGCAAAAATCGTGGATCTTGATGCGAATGAACCATTTGCGCCGCAGCACCACTAGATTTTGTCAATCCGTCGATAAAACGTTTTAAAATTTCAGTTTGTTTTTCTTCGGTCATTTACCCACCATTCGCTCCGGTTCCTAATAACTGAGAAAGCGCATTAGCGCCGCCGCCTATATCTGTACTTGCAAGAGTTTGTCCAGCTTGTGCGGCTATATTGGCTGTTTGCGCAACATGCTGCATTGCTTGCATCTTAGCCGTTGCCTGAGCAGCCTTAGCTTGCATATCGTTAATCTGTTTATATTGATCTGGCGAACGAATGATGCGCTGCTGGTTGCCAAGAAGGTCGTTCATAACACGAACATATTGTTCAGCATCAAGAATATTTTTAATTTCAGGATATATAGGATCCATATTGCCAATTAAAGCAGCCAAACGTTCCAATCCTCCTGTAGCAGCAGCTTTTTGAGACAACGCCAACATAGAAACAAAATTGACGCCCAAAGGCACACCCTTTAACGAAGGGGGCGGTGGATCTATAAAACCTTTGCGTTGCAAAATTCCGTAAATACGTTTCAGTTTTAACTTTAAAACCCCAAGCATATTTTCGATAACAGGCCCAAGTACAGTTAATTTTTCTTGAACTTTTTGTGCCACTTCGTATGCCGTCATACGATCAGAACCAGCACCTTGCTCTAGCATCAAAAACAAATCATTAAAAAAAGCTACTTTAATACGTTGCTCAATCGCCGCAATGTTTGCCGACATTGCCGCCACATCAGGATTAACTTGATATATGGAACGCATACCCGTTCCTGCATCAAGTTTAGGCACATATGTAACATGGCCAGGCAATGCCGACGATGGTTGATTCTTCATTGACATGTCCGCCAACAAAGGTGGACGAACCTGCTTTTCAATGGCTTCCGCTAATCTGCGTGTCATAACTTGGAGCTGAATAACATCAGGGAGAGCGTCCATACCGGGACTGCGCCCATAAGCATCGTTTGATTGTGTTGACCAACGAGCAACCGTAAACGGCTGGTCATGAAACCCACGAATTGATAAAGGTTCTTTGCTGCCAGAAGCCCACACCCAGTAAACTTCTCTCCACGCAAAATCGCCAGGTACTTTACCAATTTTTCCTTTTCCAACAGCAAAATTTGGTTCAATAGAATGTGATATAGTGCGTTCCTGATCTAACGCAGAACCTTTTTGTGACCACATAGCTTTAATATCGTCAGGAGGAGTCTGACTGCCAAAAAAGTCTATGGTTTGTAAAATGGTTTGTAGAAATTGACGGTTAAATGTATCAACTCTATTTGATCCATCATTCCCTAAATAATGTTCGCCAATGCAAGGATTATAACAACGAATAATGTCTCTTTGATCTTCATAAATAAGACATGGGGCTGTCCCAAAAACAACCACATCTTCTTTTTCCTGGGCTTCAGATTCATAAAAATTAGAAGCAGCCAATATTTTATAAAAACGATCTTCAGTTTCGTCCATCCATTGACGGCCAGCGGTATCAAGATCTTTATGGGCAATCGCCGAAACCATTTTAAACCAAGGCCGCGATGGCGATACCAAGCCAGATACAAGGCCGCCAGAGCAAATACGTGCGGCATAAGTAGCTGTAGGATCAACAATTGATTTATTGATTTCTCTGCCACGAAGCATATTATTGGGGGTTGGCATACCGCCAGAAGATTGAGTCAACCAAATAGAACGACGAGGCAATTCAAACTCAGCTAAATCAGACCAGTTTTGCATCCACCACGAATAACGCCATGCTCGTAATCCGTTTAATCGTTCAGTTAAATGCTTTTCAAGTTCTTGCCAATCTTTACCTATTGGCTTTTTGTTCATAGGTGGATCGTTTGGCTGCAAACTTAATACGGTTGGGCTTTCTTGATCGTAAAAAGCACCCACAGAATTTTTCGGCATTGCCACAGGGTTTTGTTTGGTTATTTTATTTAATAACTGTTTACCCACGATGATCGCCCCTATTGATTGAACCGCTGCTTACGCCGTGGATAAGGTTGTGTTTTGCTAAATTTAATTTACCGACAATTTTTTTTTCTTTATCAGTATTTTGTTTAACAATATGCTTACGATTAGCCCTAACGGGGGCTCCGTCAGCTTTAATAATTGGTTTGTTAACAGGCGTAGAATCAACCATTAACCGCCCCTACCCACGACACGTTGATTTAAATATTCATCAATAATGTCTTTAGCACGATCTCGGTCAAATTTTAAATAACTGCCATTGTCATCAAATTCTATGGATGTGCATTCAGCAAGAGCATCAAGCATCAATGTTTCCAGCCCACCCGTAAATATATTCTGACTACGATTATCGCGATAAGCTGTCGTCATTTCTTTGCTCCCAATAAAAGTTTTAAGGCCATCTTAACTTTGTCTTTAAAAACATATTCTTTAGGATTGAGTAACTTTTTTCCGACAACCCAAAGGTGGTTCTGGATGGAAACTGAGACTTGGGCTTGGCTAAATCCCATGGCCTTTGCCTGTTGGTCAAAATTTTCAAACCATTGTTCTTTAAATGTGACCCCCAAACTTTCGGCATATTGTCGAGACCCTTCGTAGTTATAATTCATTATTGCCCCAACAATTTCTGCTGAGCCGTGCTTTGTGGAACCGTAAGCCCCTGTTCCCCCAGAGGCCCTGCTGTTCCACTGGCCGCCGCCGCCCCACCAGCCGAAGCAGCGGACCGACTACGAGCTGTTGCGGTAGCCTCGGACGATTGATTAATTGTTTGAGCTGCAATAGGAGGTGAAGCAGCTGGAGGCGGCACAGGAATTGCAGGCGCGGATGGTGCGCCTCCACCCATATAACAAATCCACGGTTCGTAAAAAACATAACCATTGTTAGTGAACTTAATCATCTTAACTCCTTTTGCTTAACTTCTTTTGCAACAAAACGTGACCTCTGCGATATTCATAATCCTTAAGATATACCTCCCATGGAGCGGGGCATTCTACCTGTGAGATTGTGCATCCTATACTTTCGGCCCAATCCTCGACCTGCTTTGTGTATGGTATCCAGCCACCTATTGTCTCCATAAACTCTTGCCAACCCTCAACCCGAACCCCCGTCAAACAAATAAACCTTAGTTCTTTCGCGGCAGGATATTCAAGAATCTGCGTTATTATAAACCCGTCCAGATCATCGTCCTCAAAAGCCAGCCATATCTGCATATGATTAGTTCTAATATATTCAATGACATCCTCGGCCCTTAACCTTCCCAAGCTATACGAACACGCAACAACAAGCTTAGGATACACAACATCAAGATATGGTTGCAGGTCATCATACGGCGTTGGAACGAGCCGTTTCATTTTCCCTTCTTATAAAATTTTGATTTACGGGATTGGAATTTGGACTGCTTTTTGTCTGCATCAGTAAAATCTCTACCAACAGACTGCGGAATACCGGCGTATCCACCTTTTGTATGGGCGGCGATTTGCATTATCTTATGTTGTGCTTTTGACTGACTTGGCACGCCTTTTGAACCCAAAAAACGGTAATTTGGGTGTTATCTTAACACTAAATTTATGTTAAGTCTAGGTTATCGTTCTTGCATAACTCGTTAAAGCTTGAATGAATTTCCATGCAGATGCTTTATCGAACTGCATCCAGGCGCATTCCTTTTCAAATTCAAGCGTAAGTTTGTTATCGGAAATACCAATCTTCATTGCCATTTGAGAAGGCATTTCGGTTGGCTTAACAATTGTACCATCGGGCTTTGGCTTAAAAACAACCCCCTGATCCGGCGCTGCTGGTTTTGCTGCAAACCCAGTTCCATTGCCATCAAGATTGTTTGGCAATCCCATTGCGCTACGAATTTTTTCAAAATTGTCGGTCATGTTTACTCCGTTATTTCCAAATGTTCAGCATCAGGCACAAAATGCCACGGCAGTTTCAAGATATTTACAATCGGCTCAAAGCTAACGGGTTTGTAACGAGATATGACATACAAAGGTTTTTGTAGTTTCAAAACTTCGCACAGCAAAACCAGTGACGTATCTATTGTAATCACCCGTTCTGCTTTTTCAATAACGCCAATCCAATCAAACAAAGTAAAACCTGGAGTTTCACGCAAATACACCGTATTTAACTGCGTATTAATCTGCATTTCGCCTGTACTGCAATGACCATTAACCAATGTGTAGGAACCTTCAATTTTTAGTTTTTCTTCCAGTTCTGCCTCTTTTTTAGGCAAACGGTTAATTTTGACATAATTTGCCCAATCCGACCAATCCATCTTCAAAAACGAATATTTGGATGTCATCATGCTACCGTTCATTGCTTGATAGGCAGATCCAATGGGTAAAAACACAAATTTATCAGAATGACGGACGGGCGATGTAAACGGTTTATTGGCCGTCTCATTATGCAATTTGGTAAATTCGTTAGAATACTCAAAGTCAGTTCCTAAAATTTGATACTCGACATTAGGATGGGATTCAAAATAAGAAGCAATCCAATAATGGCGATCAAGTAATGGGAAAACAACTTTAAATCCCATGTCAGCATATCGCTTTACAATTTTTTGAATAAACATGACATCGCCAATGCCATGCGGTTGGTCAATCATAATCTTCATATCAGAGATCCCAAATAGTCTTCCCATTCTTTTGCACGAGCATCCCAATTACACGCACGCGCGTAGGCAACTTGACCTTCCCTGTCAAACCACGAAAGATTACTTATTGAATTAACAACATGCGCTGCAAATCTGCCAGCCACGATAGGCGTAATATCGGGTTGTAAATCCATCAACGCCCCAAACCCGGCACACGTTTCAGGCAACGCGCCCAGCTCGGTTGATATAATCCCGCAACCAGCCGCCATAGCTTCCATAGCTGATATGCAAGACGTTTCTGGAAACGTAGAAGGATATGTCCAATAATCTATGCCAGCCAATTCATCAGCCAGCCGAACTTGCGATAATGCGCCGACATACTCAACACCATCCAACTTACGAGCAGTTTCATACAATCCTTCATAAGGGTCAGTTTCTCCATAAATCGCCATGCTCGAAAATATCTTTAAACGGCATTCAGGTATATGTTTTCGTATCGTCGAAAACGCCAACAGCAACACATCCAACCCGCGATAGGGCGTTGATGTATAAGCAAGCGTAATGTTATCATGTAAACGACGCTCAACATTTAAGAACGGTTCGCTTATCGCATTCCTGATAATTCTGGTTTTATCAAATATCCGAAACGACAATTCGTAACGCGACTTTTGCCATTCACTTACAAATACAAACCCAGAGTAAATGGATTTTTCCTCCGGCGTTGCCAAATTAAAACATGCCGGTTGATTGCTATCATGATGTGCCCACAAAACAATCGGCTTTGTGCAACCAACAGATTTCAATTTGCGACCCAACGGCACAGAAACGGGAATCAAAATATCATAATCATTGGGTTGAACTTTTTCGCTTTGCGAAATGAATTTAACGTTCTCAACTTCGCGTGGCTCCGCAACACCATTCACAACCGTAACGTCATGCCCACGTAATGCCAAAGCTTTCGACAATCCAGCCACAGCCGATTGCGTGCCTCCAAGGGGTTCGCTTAAACCCGTTAAACAATCATAGGCGCGTGGGGAAAGGTCAATAAAAAGAAGTTTCATGCCCGCTCCAGCGCATGATGGCGTGATTACAGATTTACTCATCTCCGCCCCTCAATGACATTGCAGATAACCAAAGTTGCGAGTGCGAGGAGCCAGCTCATTTCTCACCGCCCATTTTCACCAACAACTGTTCAATAATCGTGCTGATCTTTAATCCCGTTTTTTTGACACGATCCAATAATATTTTGTCAGCCATGCGCGACAAACTAATCGTTCGTCTTACTGTGTTTCCATTATCTATCGGCATGTCAGCGTTTCCTGCGTTTTTGTTTTTTCTTGGCAACAATTTTCTTTTTTTTCAATCCATCGTCAATCTTATTATCAAGAGCAATAATTTGTTTTTGATGATAATCGTACATTCTGTTAAGCGCATCTTCTAGGTCAACAAGCCTATTGTGCAGGTCTTTGTTATGCCTTCCTAGCGTTTGTATTTGCGCTTTAATATAATTTAATGTTGCAAAATCTTCTTGCAAAATAACAGTCCTGTCATCTTCGTGCAAGACCACGCCGCGCAAAATCCATTTTCTAAACCATTCAAACATATTAAAAACTCCCTACCGACATGTATAACAATCCCCAAACTGCGACGTAAACCGTTCAGCAGGAGTTTGCGCGTTATATTGTTGCAATTCGCGTTGTTGATCTTGAATTTGCTGTTGATACTGCCGCTCTCGTGCATCTTCCTGCATTTGCTGATTACGCGCAGCACCTTCGTCATACGAATTATTCGAATACGAATTGTCGTTATACGAATTATGCGACGAATACGAATCGTAACTGTCGTATTGAGCAAATGCTGGGGTCGAAATAACCATAAACAATATTAGGTATTTCATAGATAAACTCCGTAGTGTGAACTTTCATAATTTCAATCTATGCCTCCTGTAAAAAATAGCAAGCATAAAAGTGTGAAAGTTGTTTTTTCGGTGCGATATAGGCGGGGGTATATACGCCTACGACTATGACTTTGGGGGGACTCCCCCGCCTACCCGTGCCCCTAAAACACTGTTTCGGCATTGTGGTCTGGGCAAGGGATTGAACTAAACTGCTATTGAATTGATATGCTTAGATAAATACAGTATGAATGTTATGACATACCCCCAGACATACCCCATATGTAATGACACTAGAGACCGCGAGCGGCATCTGTCGTCAATGGATTGTAGTTATATTGATGATTGCCTTCATCATGCTTCATGCCACTATCGGCTTTTTTTGTATCTGGCCTTGAATAACGCAGCATCATAATTGCATAGCGACAAGCCGATATAACGTCATCGAACTCTTTGACCACTTTGCCATCCTTGCGATGATACATAAGCATTTCATCAAAGAACAATTGGCAGCTATCGAAAACTTTGAATGTGCCATTTTCCATGCGCGTCAGCATGTCCATAATTCCAGCCTCAACGCCGTTCGATCCATCGTCAAAGGTTGCGCGTTCAGGCAACATGGCTAGACCTTCGCGGCGATATTGATCAGCTAGGTTTTCGCCCGATCCTTTATCATGTTGCAATCCGTCATGCGGCCACGACCACGGCAAATCTTTGCCCCATGATTTTAACGCGCTCGCATGAATGGCAGGAATAGCCTCAGAACGTTTATAAACATTGATAAGGTAAATAATATCCATATCAGGATTGTAAGCTATCTTAGCTGCAGCTGTCGGATGATCCCAACCGAAATCGATGCCACCGATCTTGCGATACCACTGTGGAACCTCAAAACGAGGAACTTTTATCAATTCCTCAGATACCGGAAATATGCGACCCGATCCAAGCATCGGTTTACCGTTAATGCGTGCCTCGCGTTCATGCGCGGGATAGCTTGCGATAATACGCAGTTTTTCATCTTCTGAAATATGCGTAACATCGGATATCGTCATATTGATATCAACGCGATCAGGCGAAGGTTCATTCAGGAATCTACGCACAACGGTGGACATCCCTAAAAGAGGGGTAAATGTCGTCCACAAAATACCGCCGGTCGCATTGGTACGTGTGAGGATTTCCATATAAATATCATCGGGCGGTTCTTCGTCATTCCAAGCCCATTGCAACGTGTCGGCCTGGAACTTCTCGCGCCCCTGTTCATAGTATTTCAGCTTAATACGTGAAACGCCACCCCTGACATGCTGAACAAGTATCGTATCCGCAAGCCCTGCCACACCGCGAGCGTTAATGACTTCCTTGATGTCCTTGTGCGGAATAAACCCCGTTCCCTCTTTACCAACAGCGCCGATCAACAATCTTTGAATGGTGTCGCGTGTCACCTCGCCTGTAACGCCCGATGCCCAGCCATCATTAGCTTTGTCAAAACGTTTGCCATCCCACCAATCAGGATACCGCCCCGTTGCGTGCATAGCGGCCTCAGCGCCGCCAGCCAATGATTTTCCTAATTGGTTGCCTGCCCGAAACAATCTTTCACGTTTCGTCTTGCCCAGGCTGTGGAATTGTTTCTGTTTCGGGTAAGGTTGATACAATTCGAGCTTGCGCCTCAATAACTGTTCCTCGATCTTGGCCTGAAACATCAGCAATTCGGATTGAGAGAGCATCGCGGAGTCTGAGAATGTCATCGAGCGTTAACTCCTCAAATGGATCAAGTTTTTTAATATCGAGTTGTTGGATCGGTTTGCCTTCAACGCGGTTGATTATTTCTTGAATGGCGGCGGAGTTGCCTTCCATAGCCTGCTTGCAAAGTGTTTCCGCCAGCAAGGCCGCTTTATTGCCCAAGGAACGGTTATCTTTTGAAAGGTCATAATCCCTAGGCAAACTTAAAATAACGCTTAGAGCATCGGTTATAGGCTTAGCGGAACGTCTTCCGCCAGGATTTCCGGATTGTCCTGGCTGAAAAGGCATTCATTTCAATCCTTAAATAATTGAATATTAACTAATGTGCCTAAACTTTAATCAAAAGTCAACCACGAATAAAACTGCCTAAATTTTAGGCACCAAATTTGACAACCACGCAAAAAGCCCAACAAAAGCGCCACCAACAGCATAACTACGGCAGAATTGGGTAAAAACTAGGATAAGGAATCAACGTTTGCAGGGGTTTTTCTTTTATTTAGTCAATATATATATATATTATAATATAAAAAGAAAAAGAGAAGGGGTGATAAGAAGCCACCGATATCTTCTGATGGTGGGCAAATGTTGACGCTATATCGTAAGTTTTCCTGTAACTCATTGATATTTATCTGATATATGCATTTCCTTATCGTAGTTTTTTACATACGTGACTACATTACACGACATCACAACATCACTATTGCACAATGTAGTTTATTGTGGTAATAATGCCTAAATAACTGTAATGAAAGGATTTTATATGGCTTTTGAGATAGACTGGTCAAAAGTACCACCGCCGCCGCCTATCAGGCATTGGCCTTTTAAAAACTGGCAAATCGGTCAAACGGAATTCTTTCCAGAAGACGGGAGGAACACCACCGGCGCGGCTCAGTGTTGGGCATCAAGAACAAAAAAGAAATTCAGAACCAAAAAGACAATGGAGAACGGTGTAATGGGAACGAGAGTGTGGCGGGTAGAATGAACAAGCCAGAAAGATCAAACCGAAGCAGGAAATACCATTTTGGGCAGTGGGAACTAGGACACGCTCAATTTATTGCCTTTCGTGTGGGTTCAAAGGAGTATTTCAATAAAATGCGATGCACGCTTAGAAATTGGAACTATCGGACAGACAAGCGTTTTAAAACAAAAACTGTAATGGAAAACGGCATAATGGGCTTGCTGATAAAGCGTACTAAGTAATTTTATTGCTTTCTTCTAACGTGTTGTAATTATTGAATACTAACATGGCGATTATGCTTTACAGACGGTAAATTGTGGGATAAGATGCAGTCATAAGCGAGACCGCGCCTCGGGAAATCAGGGGCTGGAGTAGATACCATGTCAGATAATTCCACTTCTTCCAATTCCCACAACTACGAAGCCATTGCCAAAGAAACCTTGACGCAATCAGGCAAGCTTTGCGCCGCTTATCGTTACTTCCACCGCTATTCAATCGGTAATCAGTTCTTAGCGATCATGCAGCTTGCACAAGCCGAACCGATTAACACTTATAACGGGTGGAAAGAATTAGGTCGCCAAGTTAAAAAAGGCTCGAAGGCCATCGCGTTGCTAATGCCTTGCGTGTCGAAGGACAAAGTTTCGGGCGAAGTTAACGGCATGTTCTTCATTCGCCGGAATAACTGGTTCGGATTGAGCCAGACCGAAGGCGATGACTATGTTATGCCGGAAACGCCAAGCTTTGATATGGCAAACGCACTTGTCGGGCTAGGCATAACAACCGAGCATTTTTCAACGGTCAATGGCAACGCGCAGGGATACGCAAAGCCGAATGCAAAAACAATCGCCGTTAGCGCACTGGCAGCTAATCCCCTTAAAACCCACTTGCACGAAATCGCGCACTGTTTGCTACATGCCGATGATGTTTTGCTTGCCGACAGCGCCGAACTTCCCAACACCGTTATCGAAGTAGAGGCCGAGCTAACCGCTTATGTCGTGCTTTCCGTTCTTGGCATCACCGAAGGGCTGGAATACTCGCGCGGTTATATCGCCAACTGGAACAGCGGCAACGCAGGGGAAAAGGTACGGTATGGGAAGGTATTTAGCGCCGTGGACGCGATATTGAAGGCGAGGCCGCATGAAATACGCTCTACAACGCGCCCCAATGCCGCATCGTTTCCTCGTGATAGATACGAGCACCCGCGAGACGGTAGGAGCAGGGCTGACCATCCTGCAAGCTTATGAGCTGGCTACGATGTTGAACTTACGTTCTCTTAAACTTGAACATGGAAAGGCGGCTTAAAATGACCAGAACATGCAAAGCAATACCCCTAACGATTGATACCGCCGCTGCCTATATCGTGGGATTAATTAAAAACCACAACCTGGCATTCACAGGTGGCTATGGCATTGATTGCGACATGGGCGTTGAAAGCTGGGGCGATATTTACCAAGGCAACGGCAAACACGTTGAGCTTAACTATCAACGCAAGGGCGGTCATGTTGTCGTAACGGCTTTTGAAACAACGGTGACGGCATGAAACGCTTTATCATCATGATGCAACTAAGCGAAGATAACGAAACACCGCTTTATTTTCCTTGCGATGCCGATGACGCTGACCATGCGGAAGAACAGGCTTTAGACGCCTATCCAGGCTGGCATTGCGTAACAATCTATCAGGAGGTCTAGCCATGCTTATTCAATTACCGAATGACGCCAAACTTACCGGGGTTAAGCAAACAAAGCCCTTCACGTTCGAACAAGTTTTCAAAAGTGAAAGCGCCTCTTTTATCGGGACAGAAAAAGAGTTTTTGACCGCTGGCAAAGCCTATAGCTACGTCTCGCTTGATAAATTCACTCGCTTACAGGTGCAATCATGATTGAAGTCACAGAATGCGAAGAAATTGGCAATACGTATCCGCCTTGTAAAACGTTTATCGAAGCTTGCGCCACATTGGAAAAGCTTAACCCGGACTGGCGGGAGTTTTGGACAATTCAGCAACGCGACAATATCGCCGAAAGCATGGTGCAATCATGACTTGGCTTACCAATAACCCCGAAACTGCGGCCAAGCTAAACGCCGCTGATAAAGCTTACAACAAAGCTCGCGCTGACGCCTTTCATCTTAGCCTTGAACAAAAGGTTGACCTATCCCACCTTCGCGCAATCGAAGCCAGATTAAACCGCGAAAAAACACGCTTGTTTCATGCCGTGAACGAAAAAGAGCGAGTGTTTCGGGAAACACAAGTTAAACAAGCTCAAAAAGAACTGGACGGGGAAAAGAAGTTTCTTGCCAAAAAGGGCATTGTTATCCCTGAAGAAATCGAAATGAGCGATGATGAATTGTTGAGGGAGTTAATGTCATGACCATGCTCACATGCAAAGAATGCGGCATATGGCTAGATCACGAACTAGCCCACGCAACATCGGTTAACAAAGACTACCCGTATTGCGACGAGTGCATATGGTTAGCGCAGGAGCAGGAAGAAATGGACAACGGGCAATTCGGGGTGGGCGCATGATAATCCAAGAAGATTGGCAAACAATGGATACAGCACCACGGGACGGCAAGCCTTTTCTTGTCTATGGAAAGGGACTTTATGCGATTTATAGGTGGGAACAAGAACTTGGACATTTTGAGAATGAAGGAGATTCATATCTTGATTGGCATAAAGCTAGAGGTTGGATGACTTTACCCAAAATGCCAGATAGAGGGGATTTATGACCGCCTTTTCCTTCAAACCCATATTCGTGCCTAAAATCCTCGCTGGCGAAAAGCTATCGACTATTCGTTCGACCAAGCGTTGCGAGGTTGGCGACACGATGCAGCTATACACGGGGTTGCGCACTAAGAAATGCCGTAAGCTCATGGACGCGCTTTGCATTGGTGTCGCGCCAATTATGATCCGTGAGCCTGACATATGGGCAATTATTGGCAAGATCGAAGGCAATATCCATCCAGCCAGTGTTTTACATATTCAAGAAGGTTTTAAGAACGCGCAAGATTTCTTGGATTTCTTTCGCCACGAATACGGATTGCCCTATCGCGGCTGGATACATGCATGGTTGCCGAAATGAGAGAAATTCACAAGCTAACTAACATTGATAACCCATATGAAGGTACTGAACCGCCTGATCTTT